AGGAATGGGAATCCCTGGGCTGTCCCTGACCGAAGAACAGGCCGCCTACCTTCAGGCCGAAGTCAACGCGATCGCCGCCGATTTCAAGGCTGCCGTTCGCCTTAAGCGCAGCCTGCTCAAAGATGAAGATATGCAGGGCCAATCGATGCAGGGTAAAGTCGCGATCGCGAAAGGCCTGGCAACGGGCAGCGCGCCGACACTTAAGGCGCTGCTGGCTTCCCTGGAGAACCAGAAGCCTGGGGCTAATCCTACCCCTACTGCCGAACGCGGCAAGTTGCGCGTTTGACCGCGAACGCAAAGTTATGGCTTCCATCGAAGAACAGTTCCTTAAGGCCCAGGCCGAACTTACCGCTGCTATCGCCGAACGCTGCGACCTGCAGGCCAACTTTGAAAAGTTGGTTGCCGATAATGATACCGCCCTGGCTGCCGTTAAGGCTGAAGCCGAAGCCGCTAACCTTGCGCTGACCGAAGCCAAGGCCGCGCTTACCGCCCTGGAATCCGACAAGGCCGAACTGCTTAAGCAGATCGAAGCCGCGATGCAGGGCCAGGTTAGCGCCAGCAAGGAAGCCGCGAAGATCGCCGCTTCTGTCGGCTGCAAGCCCGCCGCCCTTTCGCCCGCTGACGAAGGCAAGGCCGACACCCAGGCCAGCGCCGAAGATATCCGCAAGGCTTTCCTCGGTATGAAGCCTGGCCCTGATAAGTCCGCGTTCTTCGCCGCTCATCGCGCGATCCTTACGGCTACGCGCTGATTCCCTTTCCCTCCCTAACTCTCCCTAATACCTAACTACTATGTCGAACACTATTGCGGCTTCGCCCAATGTCCTCGCCGAGCAGGTTCTGGCTGGCCTTCGTGGCCGCCTGGCTATCCTCTCTGCCGTTTCTACCAACCTCACCCCGACCGCTACGGGCAAGACGATGCAAATCTCGCTTGTCTCTGGCGGCGCTGCTAAGGAATATTCCAAGGCTAACGGCGGCTATCACGAAGCCGATGACGCTAACCTTTCGGCTGCTACTGTTACCCTTAAGCACCTGCATTCGACTAAGGCTTTTTCGCCTGACGAAATCAGCGAATACGGCGAAGCCTATATGGTCAACGCCTTCGTTCCTGAAGCGATCAATGCCCTGGTTAAGAAGGTTCACGCTGAAATGGCCGCGCTCATTCTGAACGCCAACTATTCTGCCAGCGAAGTTATCACCGCTGCGAACTTCAATTATTCCCAGGTTGTCGATCTGAATACCGATCTTAACGATGCCAAGGCTGGCGATCCCCGTTCCCTTATCCTGAACGGCGCTTATGCTGGTGCTATCCGCAAGGATGCTACCCTTACCTCTGGCGCTTTCAACGGCGTTGGCGCTTCTGGCCCGCTTGTTTCTACGGGCGCTTTCGGCCAGGTTGTCGGTTTCAATATCTTTGAGTTCACCGATCTCCCGACCAACTCGGAAAACCTCGGCGGCTTCGCGATGGGCGCAGACGCGATCGTGGCTGGCTTCTCCCTCCCGAACGCTTCGATGTTCCCTGGCGAAGTCTCCCAGGCTGCTGACGCTTCTGGCCTTTCTGTCCAGGTGCTTAAGTCGCAGGGAACGGATGGCATCGTTCGCTTCACGGCGAGCATTCGCGCGGGCTTCGGTGTCGGTCGCGCGACCAGCCTTAAGCGCATCAAGACCGCCTAAGCGGTTCGGTTGCGAACTTACAAAGGCCCGCCAAATCGGCGGGCCTTTTTTGCGCCTGCCGCTGATCGGCTAAAATAAAATAGTTTGACAACGGCGCGCGGCTGTAGTAGTATATCAGAAGTTAAGGCAACTTAACTCTGATCTTTGAAATCCCTTCCCGCTGCAAAGCGGGGACTACAAAACCAAAACGCAAATGAAACAACGCAAACAGAAACCGATCCGATTCGATATGCATCACGATACGAACGGAATCATCGCCGCGACTATGGCCCTTCAGGCCTATTGGCAGGCGCTCCGCAACCCCAAGGCTACCGAAGCCGAACAGAACGCAGCCCGAAAGGCGCTGGCTGATCTGGTCGAACTTCACGCAACCTGGGAACTTTCTACGGCAGGCCGCGCGGTCAGCCTGGGAAAGAACGGGCGCGGCGGCGATGTAACGGACGCAGGCAAGCCCGTAGGTATGGCTTGGACTATCGCCCGCAGCCCTGACAGCAGCGAACGCGGCAGGCTGTGGGCCGATGGGGATTTCGATACCGAAGGCCCGCGCTGCTTCCGATCCTAAGCACAAGGCCCGCCCTAACCAGGCGGGCCTTTTTTGCGCCTGCCTTCCTGGCGGCCTGGGCTGGGCTGGATAGGGATAGGCATAGGCCAGCCAGGGAACGGGCCGCCACGGGCCAGCCAAGCGGCAAGGCTGGGCCAGCCAGCGCGCGGGCCTGGTCGTTTGTCCCTGGCTGCAACTGTATGGATAGCGCGCTTTCAGCCGCCTGGCTTGCCGATGCCCAGGCTATTGTTCTGGAGATCGGGCAAACTGTTACGATCAACGGAACGGAATACCTGGCTGCGGTCGGCGAACCTACCCTAACCCAATCGTTCGCGGCGGGCGGCCTGTCGGATACTGTCAGCGTTGTTATCAAAGTCCCTGCCACTAGCGCGGCCCTGGCCGCGAAGGCGCATATGCAGATCGGGCGAACGCTAACCTTTGACGGGCGAAGCCTGCGCGTTGTCGGCTTCAGCCATAAGCCAGGGACTGCCTGGCTGCAACTGACTACCCAAGACGCTGATCAGTTCCGATGAAGCAGCAGCCCTATCGATCGCCGACAACCTCCCAGCCCGATCGCGCTTTCAATATCGTTTGGGACAGGGAACGGCAGAAGATTCTAGAACAGCAGTTCACCGATTACGCGAATCACACGGGGCAGGCGCTAGTCGATCTGGTCAAAGAAGAAGCCGCGCTTACCTGCCGCGAAGCGATGGTTTATTCGCCGCCGCTAGACGGCGCTGGCGGCGGGCAAGGCGATAAGAAGATAGCCGAAACCTGGGGTAACGCTGCGGTGGCGCGCGATGTTCAGGCTGTCATTATGCCCGACAGCAAAAGCCTGGCTGCCGCCGTCAGCCCAGCCACGGGCAGCGGCAATAAGTTCGCAAGATGGAAGCAAGGCAAGCGACCGAAGGCTGGAGTTCTTCAGGCGATTTATGACGATCAGGATTTCGCCCGATCCTATAGCAAGGCGCGAAACCTTTTCATCTACCGCGCCTATAACCTGGTCGGCCCTGTCGGCATCAAAGAAGAACACGACCGCGAACGCCGCTTCTATCGCGGGCGCATCAGGCGCAATAACGGGCCTTCGACTAAGCATAGCCCAGGCAGCCAGAAGATCGCGCCCGAATCCGCGATCAAACAATACATCAAAACCAGGCAGCAAAGGGTTGGCTTTATGAAGGCTGGCTGGTTCGCCGCGATCAACAAACTAGGCGCGCCTAAGATCAACGGCATCAGAAAGAACTTCGGCATCAAAGGACTGCCTTCCTGGATCAAGCGCCACGCATCTAACTACGGGCAGGTCGGCATTGTCGGCGGGCATTCTACCCAGGGAAAACTTCAACCCGTAGATAAGAGACTAACGATCGTTGTAAGAAACGATATTGGTAATATTTTTGGCGCTGCTGCCCGCGCCGCTACCGCAACTAAGGTTCTGTTTGTCCGCGCTGGGAAACTCAGCGCGCGCGTTGGGCATTTTCAGAAACTTGCCGCCGACCGATTTAACTCAGGCCAGAAGCAGGCCTAACTTTATGGGAACTAAATCTATCCTCGATATCATTGAAACCGCCCTTGTCGCGAACCTGCAGGGCGAAGCCGACCTGGCTGGCTACCAGATCAGGGCCGCCGCGCAGGCCGATAAGATCGACCAGCCTGATAATATTATCGTAGCCTGCGAATCCGCAGGCGCGCCGCCTGGGCTGGCGCAGGGAATGGGCAACTACCTTTGCCGCGTCAGCGTTGGCATCTTTACCCAGATTGACGGCAGCAGCCTAGCGGTTCACCGCGCCGCCAGCCAGAACACGCAGGGCCGCCTAGAAGATCAGGCAGGCGTTAAGGCTTCGTTCGCTGCTATCGGCGATGCTTCCTGCTACTATTGCGATATGTCCAGCATTGACGAAGGGCGCGGCGATCGGGCCTTTATGACTACCCTTAACTTTGAAATCCTAGTTGTCCTGGCTGCCGTTTGACCAGGCCCGCAATTATAACAACTAACTTCGATGGCTACTGTAACCAAAGGAACGGCGCATATTCACAGCATCAGCGGGACTATCACGGGCTTAACGATTCAGTCCTATACTGTTAGCAAATCCTTTGCTAATTCGGATGAAGTTACGAACGCAAGCGGCGTTGTGATCGGCGTTAAGATGTATGACGAACGCACGACCCTCCAGGTCGAAGGCCTTGTTCCTACTTCCTATTCGGCGTCTATCGGCGATGCGCTTTCCTTCACGGGCAACGGCATCGCTTTCTCAGGATTTATCCAATCGATCGAAGAACGCGGCGAGGCTAAGGGTTATATGCGCATCAGCGTTAGCGCGATCGATTACGAAGGTATTGCCTAACGGCAGCCTGGCGCTACTGTCGGTTTATGGCCGACCGCAGATTTCTTAACGCTCACTTGATCGCGGCCCGAACTAATGTTCTGGGCCGCATTCTTTTACCCTTCTGCATCAAACATCGGATTTGGCTGCAGGCTATCGATTCCCCGTTTCTGGAAAACGATAAGGAGATAGCGCCAGCCGATCTGATTGTAGGCCTGAAGGTATGCGCCGAAGAACCTTTCGGTAATCCTACCTGGGCCGACCGCTGGCTTATGCTGCGGCTTACCCTGGATAGGAAACTATTTGCCGAAGGCTGCCGCGCTTTCGTTTCGCATATCGATACGCATAAGGATTGGCCTAAGTTCTACGAAAAGAAGGATAGCCAGCGCGGCGGGGAAGGAACTGTTCCCTGGCAGTTGTCGGTTGTCGCGGCCCTATGCAAAAACGGGATCAGTTATTCTGAGGCTATGCAGATGCCCGAAGCAAAGGCGATCTGGCTGGCTGCGGTTTTCTCAATTCAGGGGGGCGCTAAGATGGATATCCTTTCTACCGATGATGAAGAACTGATCGCCAGCCTGGACAAGCCTGGCGCGGTTGACGGCGCGGCAACTGTAGGGGAAAGCCCGAATCAAAATGAGCAATAGCCTGGAGTTCTCAATCAACGCGAAGGATAATACTTCAAAGGTTGTCGATACTGTTAATAAAAAGATTAACAACTTCGGCAGCGATCTGGCGAAGATGGCCCTAGGCGTGGCTGGCCCGATGGCGCTTGTCCAGGCTGGCATCAGCGCGATCGGTTCTGCAATCGAAGAATATAAGCAGAAGGTAGCCGAAGCGATCAAGTTCGGTTCTGAACTTCCTAACCAGGCAAAGGCGCTTAACATCAGCGTAGAAGAATATCAGCGCTTAGGCAGCGCAGCCGAATCGGCTGGGGTCGGAATCGATACTGTTGCCCAGGCCTATGTTGAAGTTCGGAAGGCGATCGATGCCGCTAAAGACCCTACCAGCAGCCAGGCTGCCGCGCTCCAGGCGTTAGGCTTCGCTGCCGCCGATATCGCCAGCGGCGCTATTAAGCCTATCGAAGTTATCGAGCGCCTGGGCCGCGCGATGTCAACGGGCGCGGATGACGCAACGCAGTTTAAGATCGCGTCAGGCCTGCTGGGCAGTTCTGTCGAAAAACTTATTCCGATCCTGCGCAAAGCCCAGGAGGCAACCCAGGGTTATACCGATGCGGGCGATGTTCTTTCCGAAGAAGAAGCCGCGATCCTTCGCGAGTCAGAAATGGAAACTAAGAAGGAAGAACTTAAGGAGAAGGTCGAAAAGGCCAGGGAGTCTGCGCGCGAAAAAATGTTTGAAGGGCCGAAGGGCCAGGGCCGCAGGGAAGTTATGAAGGAACTTTTCCCGACCCTTACCGAAGAAGAAATGCGCAAGCAAAGCGGCGGTTCTATGATTATGGAAGGCTACGGGCGGCGCATCAATTACAAGGAAGGCCGCCGCGTTGAAGATACTTTCGTAAAGGATACCCTGACCGATGAGGAACGCGATCTGATCATTAATGAATACGCCGCCCGCGAAAAGGCGCGCAAAGAAAAGGAAGCCGCCGATGCCCAGGCCGCCGCGAAGGAAGCCGCCGCGAAACTCCAGGCGATCGCTGACGATGAAGCCGCGAAGAAGCAGCGCGCGAAGGATGAAGATAAGCGCCTGGCTGACGCTGACGCTGCGCAGATGCAGACCCTAGAAGATGAAGATAAGCGCCTGGAGGATGAAGCCAAAGATGCGAAGAAGGCCGCCGAAGATAAGGCGAAGAAGGATAAAGACGAACTAGGCAAAGCGTTAGACGCTCAAGCCAAGGCCGCCGAATCGGTTAAGTTCACGGGCAGCAGCCTTCGCGATATCGGCGGCGCGCTGGCGGGCGAAGCGATGACTAGCGGCATCGACTACCAGGCAGCCGCCCTGGATATCAGCCAGAAAATCCTGATTGAACTGCAGAAGTTGAATGTTAAGACCCTGCCCGAAGTTCCTGATACAAACTTTACCAAACCTAGCACGACTAGGGGAGGAACTTATACTGCCTAAACCAAATGAGCCGAATCGTTACTAAAGGAAATATCAACGGCCTGGAACTGCAGCCCGATTGGTCGATTGAATCTGACGGCTACGGGCTGCTTACATCGCGGCTAACCTTTGCCTGCCCAGGCGATCAGGCCGCTTCGCGCGCGCCGAAGAACGGGGACGCTCACCCTAAAGACGGCAGAATGAAATGCCATAAATCCACTTATACGATTATCAAAGGCGAACGCGCCCAGATCATCGCGGAATATGTCGGCATCGAACAGGGCGAGATTACGCGCATTCAAGTTAAAGGCGATGTAGTTACGGGAACGCAGCCGATCCAGGCGCATAAGGATTTCGTTAAGATTCTTAAGCCGCTGGGTTGGGATAGCGTAACGCAATCTTTCCCTGAAACTAAAGCAGCAGCGATAACCAACGGCCTGGTAGGCGTTAAATCTTTCCTGACCGCCGATAGCCAGATCACGGCTTCATTTTTCAGCGCGTCTAAATCCGTAGTTCAGGACGGCGTTAATATGGTAGGCCAAACTTTCCTTAAGATGCCTGGGATGGAAGATGTAGTTTTGCCTTCTGGTAATCAGAAGATTTCCAACTTTCACGATCGCTTTGCGATGCTTACGGGCCTGAGTTACGAAAAGTTTGCGCACCTTTACAAAGTTAACTTTACGATTCGCATCAGTCCAGGCGGGTATCATAACAAGGTTTACTCAAAGAAGAACTAAACCCGCGAACCTATGATTCAACAAGGCGTTGGTTATACAGTTACTAATTCTTCTGGCGGTCAGTCCCTGGTCGTTGATTTCCCTCCGAGCAAACAAAGCCGCGCCTTCTTTGTTTATGAGGACACGACCACCGAAGGCATTACGATATTCAAGGTAGAACCTGGGACTATCAACAATCAGTTGCCCACGATCAACGGCATCAGTATCGCGCTGCCTACCGCGCAACTTTCAGCGCCTGCCGAATCAAGTTATGTAATCCTCAACATTCCGAACAGCGGCAGCGCTTTCCCTTCGGCGCAGTCAACGATTACCACCGCGACACTTGCAGCGGCCCAGGAAAGCGACAACGACACGGCCCGCCTTAAGATAGCGGTGATCTATGTCGAAACGCCTTCTGGCTCTGAAAAGGTTTATACTGTTTCAAGCCTGATCGGCGGCAGCCTTTCCGCGACCCGCTTCTCTGATCAACTAGGGGTAATAATTTACTACTTTAGTTTAATGTAATTAGCGGTCTGGCCGAAGGCCCGTTTGACGGCGCGGCAACTTTGAACTGACCTAAACCTATGGCCCTGCCTTCTGCTATCAAACTGTTTATAAACCCGCGAACGGGCCTGGCCTTCGGGAACTTTAACGGAACTTCCCAGATCACTAACCCGACTGTTACCCTGGGCGATACCGCCCGATTTGAAATCTACCTGGTCGAAGATACGGGGATTAACAGTTACCCGCGCCAGGAAGTTGCCTTCCCTGGAACGCCTGGGATTAAGATTGCGGTCGGCCCGATCGATGAAAGCCCGCAGGCTGGAACTTGGAAGGTTTCGTTTGGCGGGGACATTACCGCCGCGCTGGCCTATAACATCACGGCAGCCGCCCTGGCTACCGCGCTTAACGGGCTGGCTTCTATCACGGCAGCGGGCGGCGTTTCGGTTAGCAAGATCGGCGATAACTATAATATTGCCTTTAACCAGAACGGCGCGCGCGGCGATATCCTGACTGACGGCGCTGCGCTCATTCCCCTTTCTAACGCTACTGTAGCCAAGTTGCAGGTCGGCGATTCGACCAGGCCGCAGATCGCGCTTATCCATTTGCAGCGGACTATCGCGGGCCTGGCAACTTCCTTCACCGCTACGGCTGCCAGCGCTATCACGATCGAAAGCCTTTCTGCCTGGGACGGCAGCCGCGCTACCTATCGCGCCAGCATTTCGCCAGACCCTAAAGGCGGTTCGTTCTCCCTGGCCTTTGATGCCGCCACGGGGACGGATGTAAGCAGCGCTTCGATTGCGATCGGCGCTTCGGCTATCGATGTTCAGAACGCTCTTAACCTGGGCGCGCTGGTCGATAAGGTTAGCGTTTCCCAGGTCGGCGCTTACGCTTACGATATCACAGTTACCGCGCAGCCTGGAACGGGCGGCCTGACCGCCAGCGGCGCTGGCCTGATTTCCTTTAGCGGCTATGTCGGCGAACTGTCCCTGAATACCGCCGAAGCGATCAGCCTTCTGGACGGCGCTGATTTCGTAGCGACTAACCTGGAAGTTGAAATTACCAGCGACAGCAAAACCCTTACTGTTCTGCAGATTCCCTGCACCCTTAAGAACGCGGTCATCGATGCAGGTTCTGTTCAGCCGCTGATCCTGGATTCTTATCTGACTCAGGCCTTAGCCGATGGGCGCTATGCCCGCCAGGCTAACAACCTTTCCGACCTAGCCAGCGTCAGCCAGGCCCGAACCAACCTAGGCGTTTATTCTACCAGCAGCGTTGATACCGCGCTGGCCCTTAAGGCCAACCTTTCTGGCGCTACCTTCAGCGGGGAAATCGCTACGCCTACCCTTGGCAATCTGCTTAATACCGATCTGGTTATTGACAGTTATAACGACACGGGCGCGGGGACTCATTACCTGCACAAGTTCACGCCTTACGATGGCAAGTTTGTCCTGGCTGCTAACGGCGGCGGTATTACTTTCCCCGATGGAACTACGCAGGCAACCGCGTTCGCTGGTTCTGTTACCTGGGGTTCTATCAGCGGCAGCCTTTCGAGCCAAAGCGATTTGACCACCGCGCTAGGCCTTAAGGCCAACCTGGTCGCGCCTACCCTTAGCGGCGGCGTTGTTATCAATCGCAACCCTTCGGGGACTACCCTTAAGTTGGTTGATCCTACTTCGATTAATTTCGGAACTGATTTTAATAATACGAGTATTATCATTCGCGCTGGCGATGTTTCGGAATATTGCCGAATGGATAGCCAGGCCTTTAGCCTTTATTCTGGTGCAAATACCGCAGGCTTCTCAATCGGCGGCTTTGTTATCAACGGCGCTGAACCTTACGCGCGCAAGTCAGGCGCTACCTTTACGGGCAGTATATCAGCCAAGGATGGCGTCAGCGTTATTACTAACTCTCAAAGTTCCGCTGGCATTTCCGTAAATGTGGCTAATGCCGACATTGGCTTTTATATATTCGATAATGTTTCTAATGTTAATACTTACATCGCTGGCGGTTTGTTCCTTAACCAATCAGGTAACAATCTGATTGAGCCTTACGCTCGCAAGGATGGCGCTACC